CATCGTTTTAGGTGCAGGTGGTTTGATAACAAACAAATTAATTGGTGGTGGAGATGAAGAAGAAAAACCATCAGTGCAACAAGCGGCACCCGTGATTAACATTAACAACACTCAAACACAGTCCCAAACTGCGGGTGGTGGTAAGACTATAATTATCAAAGAAAAAAGTGCGACACCAGCAGTGGTGAACCCTAAACCTAAGAAAAAAGAGGGAGACGAATTTAAGGAAGAGGCTCCTAAATGGTAAAATATGAAAAGAGTTAACTTTAAAAAAATCGGTGATGTAATGTTCAAAGCATACTTGGGATTAGTTGGAGTATGGATTGCATTCGCATTATCAACACAAGTATTCTTTCTTTATTTGGAATTCACGAATCAAGATGAAAGAATGACAAACATTGTAAATAAGGTAGAATGGAAAATAGACGGAACGTTCAAGAACAATCCTGATAATATTTGGTATGAAGGACCAGAAAAAAAATAATAAAAATGAAAAAAACACAAGAAATCACAAAGTTTGCGGTTAATACCGTGATATTATCGTTTGGATTTTATGTTCTGTATTTTGGATTCAGAATTTTCTTGTCAGTATTTTTTTAATTAATAGATAGGAGTTAGATAATGAAAAAATGGTATTTAGAGTTCGAACAAGTGATTTTGTTCTTCTCAGTAATAACTTATCTCATGTCATTTATGTTCATATTTGATGAACAAATGCGTTCCACTAATTGGATGGTGATAGTATGGTTTTTGCAATTTGTTATACTTGGAACTGCACTTGCACTTTATGGTATAAAAAAAGGTTGGAAATGGCCTGAAAGATAAAACATATTAGTATGAAAAATATATTATTAATTTTGGCACTTTTAGTGTCGGCAACATCCTATGGGCAAACCATAGGTAAAACACAAACCGAACAATACAAAGCGTCATTTGAAACCGCAATTGACATCAGTAGATTTTTGGATTACGATGGACCACAAATTCCAATCCAAATTTTAAAATGTGGAATCTCTGATGAGATGTATGAAATGTATCCCGAACTTAAAGAAAAAAGGGTTGGATTAGGGGTTGCAAATATTTCTATGGAATATCTTGAAAATCTTAATCGTTTTAAATTCACAGAAGATAAAACAGAAATTAAGAATAGAATGGTAAAACAATTCCAAGCATCTCAAGCAGGAATTTCAGAAAACAAATTAGATGGTAGAGGTAAAATTAACTTGGCTCAATACTTCGTGACAATTGAGTGTTACGACTATTCTGTATCAGAAGATGAGACAGTTAATTTAAAAGACGGTGTTAAAAACCTTATGGTTACTCGTATTGGTTTACAAGTTAGATTCACAAACGCTGAAACTGGAGTTGTATTTGGAGCATCGGGATTAGGTGAAGCAAAAACAACAAGAGAACTAACTTTATTATCGGACGCAACTGTCGACCCCGTTAAATTCAATCAATCAACAATATCGATTGCTACTAAAAAGGCTCTTGATATTGCTTGTGCTAGAATCATAGATAGGATGATTAAGAAAGGAATTTACACCAAATAAGACACATTATAATTGAAAGGTATAAAAATATTATTAACCATGTTATTTGTGGTTTTCCTCACCCACAGGTCACAAGGACAGGTAGTGACTCAAACCTACCTGGACCCTTGTGATTTAAAAACCTATGTCGTATCAATACCGATACAATCTACAACAGGAGTTTTGGTAATTATTAGAGGGACTTCCAAAGTTTTCACTTATACACAATTTGCAAGCGGGGAGGTAGACAGGTGGGTTAATGGAATATTTGCAACACCATGCCCATCAACAACAATAGTAACCCAAACAGTGGCGGCAACAGTAACCCAAGCAGTATCGGCAGCCGCAAGTGCTGCTGCCTCTTCAGCGGCATCATCGGCCGCTAGTTCTGCAGCGAGCTCCGCAGCTGGTTCAGCGGCAAGTTCAGGGGCCTCAAACGCGGCATCATCATCGGCGTCGAATGCATCGAGCTCAGCAACATCTTCGTCATCCCAATCCTCCTCGTCGTCCTCTTCTTCTTCATCTTCCCAATCGTCATCATCTTCTAAGGAATCATCCTCATCAGAGGGTGGGTCTGGAGGGTCAAACGGAGAATCCTCAGAAAGTAAGTCTGAGAGTAAGTCTGAAAGTAAAAGTGAAGAAAAGAAATCTGAAGAAAAGAAATCTGACGAAAAGAAAGAAGAAAAAAAATCCGATGAAAAAAAGAAAGAGGAAAAAAAGAAAGCGGTTGCTTCCAATCCAATGTTATTTGCATCGGATTTAACGACAACTCAGGGACCCGACTTGAACTATAGTGTAATTGCATCATTTGGTGTTAGTAAAGCGTCGATGGCAGGAAATGAAAGTTGGAGTGCAAATGCAATGGTTTGGAGTACACTAAAACAATTTGCCTTAAGTGGTGGGTATACTAAAATGGATTTCAAAAAAGGTAAGTTAGAATCAATTAATTCATATTCTATGACTGTTGCTTACTTGGATAAAAATTATATGAATCTTCTTGGATATACTCACATTATACCCAATCCAAAATACGGAACATACGGTTATAATGTAGGTGCCATTACTTTATTGTTACAAGATAAAGAATTAGTGAATATAAAAACAGGAGAAATGAAAGACATTTATAATATTTCATTTTCAACGTCTATTGTTGGTTTTTGGACCAAACCATTTCCTGTTAGTCAAAAAATAGTTTTGTCACCACAAGTATTCGTTATGAATTCGCCAATAAGTTGGAATTCAAAAACTGGTGAAACAACAGTTGATAGACAAATGGGATTTTTAGTTGGTTCATCATTTGATTATAAAATCAGTAAAAGATTTGGTTTAAGCCTAAACTATAAAGTTTCGGGGTCTACTCAAAAAGGGACACCAATACTTAATAACTTCTTGATTGGTTCAAGATTAATGTTATAAGATTATGAAAAAAATATTAGACGTTAGACATTTTATAATATTGGCTTTGTTAATTGCCATATTATTTTTAAAAACTGATAAGAATGTTAGAATTAAAAAAGTAATTGAAAAAATTCCTGGTGAAACAGTTCACGATACAATAACACAGGAAGTCCCTGTGTATATTGAGGGGGAGGAATTTTACCATGATACAATAATATATGTACCAACATATATTAATGTCGACACTGCAGAAATTCTTAAAGAACTTTATGTGAAAAATTTTTTTAGGGATACTATCAAGTTAAATAATAATCAGGGTTTTATTTATCTATCTGATAGTGTTTCTCAAAACAAAATAGTGTCGAGAAATTGGTCGGCATCACTCAAACCAAAAATAGTTAGAGAACCCGCCCCATTACTACCACCAGTTAGAAACCAAATGTTTATTGGAGTTGATGGCTCTTGGAGTCAGAAAGATTGGGTTAATTCGTTAGGTATGGGATTAATACTTAAAACAAAAAAAGACCATCTCTATAATGTGGGACTTGGAGTTGCAAATAGGACAACTGACGGAATATCAGGAGAATTTACACCATACGTAAGTGGAGGAGTTTATTGGAAGATTAAAGTTAAAAAAGATTAGACTATTTATAATAAAAATCATATGGATTTAAAAGAATTGATAAAAGAGACGTTAGAAGAACACATCAATAAATCTTTGATACTAAAAGAAAAGGTTGAAATATCAAAAGAACTACAATATCATATTGATAATGGTCTGACATTAACTAATAACGCCTTTAGAGTTTATTCTGAAAATTATTTTAATTTATTCAACGAAGTTAGAGAACTTTGGAATGAAGGTAAAATTGATTTAAATAATGAAGATATTTTAATGATTGAATCTGATTTAGGTAAGAAAGTAAAAATTGGTAAAAATTACATATATTTGGATGCACCGTATATCTACGAAACTGAAACAGAAGAAGATATTTTAACTGAAGGTAAAGAGTCAAAAGGTCCTAAGAAATTTGCGGTTTACACTAAAAATAAAACAGGAGGACTTAAGAAGGTAATTTTTGGTAACTCTAATTTAATAATTAAAGAAAGTCGTAATTGTTCTCAAAAAACAGATAGAACTACCGCAGGATATTGGTTTTGTAATATTGGAAAATATGTTAAACAATTAGGTCTTTCTTCTTCAAATTCTTAGTGATGGATTCAGATAAAATTCAAAAATACTTACAATCATATATTGATGATGTTATTGAACCTAAAATTAATGATGAATTAGTTGGTGAAGATGACGAGCCAATAAAGATTACGGTTCATGCAATACGATATGGTGAGGCAAACCCTAATAGAATATCATTTTTCTTAAATATGGAACCCGATTGGTCTAAAGGTAGTTTTACTAATGTAATCAATTCAGACATTTCGAGTTTTTTTAAAATGTTAGGTATTGACAAAAACCTTCACATTTATTGGAATAAACGGTGTTTGTTTTAATACGGTTTATCTTTACCAAACAAATTTTAATTTTAAAACTTGTTTGAAGGAACATAAAAAAACCCACCATTAAGGTGGGTTTGTTATTTTAAGCTCTGGTTGGTCTTAGTCCTGGAATTAAATCCTCTGGATATTGTTCCCTTATCTCACCCAACATAGACTCACCCGTGTAATGGGCTTCAACAATTGACATATTAACAACATTATTACCACACTCTGACATAACTTGGTTTTGAACTTCAGTTGAACACAATTCTTTATTTGTTTTATTGGAACTAAGAATTCTTCTAACAATAGGGAATAAATAATCGTCAGCATCCACATCTAAGTAATCAATTCTACGGTCTTCGGCATTCCAAAAACTTAACTCATCACCATCTCTTAACGATTTATATCCTGCAAATTTATATCCAGTTACTTTATTGATAAAATAAACCAAGATTCCGTATTGCCAATATTTCTGAAAGTATTGTTTATCTTTTTGGTAAGTAGTACACCATCTTGTGGTTGCTCCGTACTTAGAAGACGATTGGAATGTTAAAGGTCTAACTACCAACCATTTATCATCTTCATATTCTTTAACTACCTGACTCTCAAGTTCCTTAGTTAGTTCCTTTACACTCGCCAAAGTAATCGCCGACCTTAAATCATCAATCGTTGAATAAGATGTAACATCTTTATTTTCAATTTGATTTTTTTCCATGTAATACATAAAATCTTTGATTGTGAAATAACTATCGTCGTTGAAATAATCCATAATGAAATGTAAGTAAAACAATTCATTTTCTGTTAATCCCTCAGTCGCAATTCCTTTACCAAGTAAGGTTTCATGGATTTCTAATTTTCTAATATCCTTGTTTACCTTATTATTATCGTATTGGTTTAAAAAATTAAATCTTTTACCAAATATCTTACATAATAATGGAAAATATTTATAAGTGCTTGTGGTATCGATTCGTTTAAATAAATCGAAAATCGTCATGTTCAGTTCAGGGAACTGCTTCTTTAGTTCATCTATTCGAGACATACCTATACTATTTTTTCCCGAAATACTTTTCGATTGTTTCTAATTTATCATCAGCATCAACCAACATTTGTAATGCTTTTTCAGCATTGTTATAAAAGTCTTTTGTTGAGTGGTCGCCAATACCAACACCTTTAGTTCCTAATAGGTCTAAAGTTAATAGGGCTTTAGATTTATCTGACTCTGCAGATAATCTTAACATGTCAATTAATTTTTCGTTCATATGTGTTTGTTTTATTTTTTAAAGTATAATAAAAAAAAACCAATAGGGACAGCTCCTTCACTCCTGTCCTGTGTCTCCGTGGCCTACAGCACTATTGATATTTTTAATATATTCTTGTTAGATTGTTACAAAAGTAATATATTTGTTTCATGAAAACAACTTTTACCTTATTTTTAATTTTAGTTTGTTCCGTGATGTACGGACAAACCTCAGATGTGATGTATGTTCCAAACGATAAGAGTATTATTGTGACATATAACGACAACTACAGTGGTTTTGGATTTTATATGGGTGGTTATATCACCACATCGTTCCCGCAACCATACATTTACACAACTCCTCAGTCAAGACTTAATCGTGCTGGAATAAGTCTTACTTGTAACAATAAGGTATCTGTTATGGGTGGAGTATTTTTTGAAAATTTTATGGACAACACCGAGTTCAAACCAGATGTTTGGGTTAAAATTTATCCTCTAAGAATTCTATTAAATGTTGAAAGGGGCCCTGACTTTACTTTAGGGGTTAACTATATGAATGAAATTAATTATGGTGTAGGGTTATCAATTCCATTTTGATGTATTTATAGTTAATGAATCAGATAGATTTCCCTATAGAGAGGATTAACGAATTTCTTGAGAATCACATCTTTGAGGTTTATTTACGACCAACACATGATGAGAATTATAGTGTGCCGACAAACGTTAAGGTAAAATTAACGGGTGTTAAGGAATACATTTCTATTGGAGATAAAAAACCTTTTGTTCAATACACTATCTACATACTACCAACGAATGAAAGTTCAGATACGTGGAGTAAATTGTATGGTGACGTTTATGGTGATGATGTTACGATTAGTACAACCAGTCAGAAATATGCAAATTTAAGATGGGTAATGAAAGAGAAATTATCAAATTTTTTACAATATTTTGGTGTTGATAAAGATGTAATATGTACTAGAGTAATAAATGAGGTAAAACCAAAAAAAATGAATGAATCATTATTAGTTGAGGGTCAATTAGACAAACTTACCAGAAAATTAGTGCAAGATGTTGTACAATTCTTTAAGCACCAAAGAATTGGTGAATTTTCATTACCTGAGGATATGGGTGTTGATAACATGGTTTATGATTATCCAGGATTTGACGGATTTACCATTAAATTGAATTTGGAATTAAGTGATAAGGTAGACACTATTGATGTAGATGCTGAATTACGATACGATGATGGTGACATGATTATTACAATCATATCAAACCCAAAAGCGGGATATTCTGTTTTAGAAGAATTAACTTACGAATTGAACGAAGTTGTTCGACATGAATTAGAACATATAAGACAACATGAAAATGGTTACAATTTTCCCAAAAAGGAACCTAAAAATCCTGAAAAATATTATACACAAAAACATGAGTTAGAAGCTCAAAGAGCTGGTTTTAATAAAAAATCCAAAACAACAAAGGTAGATTTTGAAACTTTGGTTAGAGGGTGGTTTGAAAAAAACCCTGATAAACATAGGTTGAACCCATCCCAAAGAGAAAAAGTAATTCAAAAAATTCTCAACAAGAATGTTTAATCTTCTTAAAATAGCGAAAAAGGTATTGATGGGTCAATCATTTTTTGAAGATGGTTACGAATATCAATTTGTTAAAGTTGAACTTGATGAAGATGGGTTTGCGGTCAATATTACTGTAAACGTTATTTTACCTGAAAAGGGTCAGTCATACGCAACTGCAGTTTTTAGTAAAGGGATTTATGAAATACTTGATAATATATCGGGTTATATCGGTTCATCTTTTTCGTATAGTGAACATATATTAGTTGACGGTAAAGAGCCCGCAAAAGACGGTGTTTATATTAGTCCTGAAAAACAAAATCAACTTTTATTTGAATTAAGAAAACAAATAAAAAGAGCCTACATTATAACTAAGAATAAAAATATTTTATCGTTTGACGTTAATTGGACAATAGCCGATAAAGAATTTTACAGACAAGACGACGTATATATTCACTTTTATTTCTATATCGACTTAGCCAATTTTAAATTTGATGATAAAAGGGTAATACCTAATTTAGAAATTGCCGATGAAATTGCTGGTGTAATCAGTGATAATTTATACGATGATGATTCTTTTAAGAGTCGTGTGGATGACATTATCTACTCGGTAATGAAGGATGAGATTCACCTTCATAATATTGATGATATGTACTTTGATGGGTCATGGAATATAAGAAAATTAGATGGGATGGAAGTAATCCTAAAAAATAGAGGTAACGATATAACCGATAAAATGTTTACTTAAGTTTTTGAATTATCTTTCTAATAACTTGAGATAGGGCCTGAGCCCCTACAACCACTATTCCTGACGAAACAAGTCTTTCTGCAATTAACAATGCAGCATCTTTAGGGTCAACTGAATTTTCGGCAATGTGTTGAATATCTAAAATAATTGGGATTAAAAAGGAGTAAGCCACGGTATCCATAAAACTACCAACACTAACATTTAATGAGGATAGGAAACCTTTGAATGATGACTTCAATTTTTTACCTTTGTCCAAAGTTTTTCTGAAAACTTCTTCAAGGCCTTCTTCTTTAATTTTTACTAAAACATCAGATAACTCCTTCTTATTATCAAAAAATAATATAAAAGCAATTCCCGCCAAAACAAGATATCTTTGGTCATCAGATAAATTAAAATCACCCGACTTAATGAATTGGTCTAGAGGCATTACTAATCCACCAACAGAGGTACCCCACGTTAATAACATTTTTAGATTAATACCATAAACTTTACGAGCTCTGTTTACAATATTTTTGGTGAAAGAATACATGGTCTTCATGTAATCATTCATTCTTGATTCATCCTGCTCCTGTAAAATCGTTCTCAGTTGAGATTCATTAATTAAAAAATCCATACAACAATAAATATACTGTATATATTTATTATCATGAGAAATGAATTAAATCCAAAATTAAAAGAGGGTGATAAAGTTGTTTGTTACCACATGGATGGTGAAACGGGTGTTCCTCCAGGAACTGAGGGTACTGTAAGAAGAATAAGTAGAGACCCATTTGAGCCGAACGGTGACGAATCGATTATTGAAGTAAATTGGGATAACGGAAGTACTTTAGCTTTGATTTCATCAACAGATGCGTGGAAAAAACCAAAAGAGAGAGTTCAAGAGGATGTTTCTACAGGTGACCGTCACTACGAATATTTTAGTAAAAACCCTGAAGTATTCGAAAACTTTGATTGGAGATTTTTTAGAGAATTTCTTAACAAACTTAGAGACTCTAGTGTTGTGAATATGTTTCAATCTGGTCCTTTTTTATACTCAGGTAGAGAATGGATTGATAGATATCATGGAGAAGACCAAGAAGATAACCAGAAATTTCAAGAAGTTTTAGAAATGGCCGAAGAATCTAAAATGAAATTAGTACAGGGTCTTATGAAATACATGGAGTCCGAAAATTTAGATATGTCCGATATGAGTAGAGTGAACCGTTTAGCTCAAAAATTTGCTGATAAAATAGTTCAACTCTACATGACATTTGCTTAAGAATCTTTTCTACCGTAATCGTCATCTAATCTAACGATATCATCCTCACCAAAGTACTCACCAACTTGTACTTCAATAAAAATTAACGGAGACTCTTCCTCATTCATAATTCGGTGTTTTGCACCAAGTGGAATGTGAATTGATTCCCCTTTATATCTGAAAACTTTTTCATCATCTAAGATTATCGTTGCGGAACCTTGAACTATTGTCCAATATTCTTTCCTCTGATTATGGTATTGGTAAGACAAACGATGTCCTGAGTTTACGGTGATTTGTTTTACCTTAGTATAACTTGTGTCTAATAGAATTTCGTAAAATCCCCAAGGCCTTTCTTCTCTCATTACTTTTTATTAATCATGTCACTCGAATTGTGAGTTTTTAATCCTAATCCGTCAGCTATTTTTATACCTAATGAATCACAAACTATTTTCTCGGGGATTTCGTTCGCGAATTGGTTCCTTACTTGAATTAAATATATAATTATTTTACTTCAGATTTTCGAATTTAAAAACATATCTCTGTTCCTATTCTATAATCTAAAAATATTTTATAATCTACGTAAACTTGTCTTTCTCTACTACTATCAGGAAATTTAATCCATAAATAATATGAGTATGTTCCGTTTGGATTAATATCGTAATTACCGCCTCTAACAATACCGCATCCATCTATTTTTCTACATCCACTTAGTGATAGTAGTACGAGTATACATATTAAAATATATTTTTTCATAAATTTATTTTTATTTTATAATATGTAGTTAGTTAGAAAGTTTAAATTTAATTGCAGGGTGTGATTGATAGTTCTCGTATTTTTTATTTTTAGATTTTATCCTCCATAAAATAGTTGGTGATGGAATATCTGTTTGTCTTGATGCTTCCGTTAAACTCTCATAAACAATATTATCAATTTTAACTTGTGTCATATTAGTTGGTTTTTTACCTTTTCTTTTTTCACTCAATTTCTTTTTAGTTTCTTCCGAGTGTTGTTTGCCGAAAAACGGATTATTCACACCTGATTTATCCCTACAATCAGAACAAGTTTCGTTATTTGACGCAATATCTTTACCGCATTTACATTTATTTTTAGAAACCCCACCCTTCCAATTTGGATTTTGTTCTCCGATATATCTTCTTCTGTTATCTACCGATTTTTGAACTAGTTCTTTCGGTATTTTTCTACCCTTCCAAAAACCATCTTTACCAAACATTGGATTTTTTTCTCCTATTACTTTTTGACTTCTATTATTTCTATCTTCATCTGAAAGATTATCCCAATAATTTTTAGTGTTCTGCCTTTGTTTTTTCACCCATTCATCAGAATAATCAATAAATTTGGAATTATCCCCACCAGTACCACCATCTGTTAGATTATATCCATTGACTATACTACTTTTTTCTTTAATCCAATACTTTTCGCGTTCATTTAATTCATATTTAGTAGAACATCTTTCTAATATAATACGCTCAAAATTTTCAATACCATATTTTCTAATAGCCTTTTTTATTAATTCACCGCTACCCCAATATGATTCTAATTCATCTGATGAATGTTGACCTATGTATATTTTTCCGTTTATTTTATTTTTTATTTCATATATAATCATAGTATTGATATTTTTTAGGGTTACCCTTTAATATAAATATCTACATTTTAGAAAAAGTTAATTTGACAACGGGATTTTTATTGATGGATGACTTTGATATCCTTCTATGATAAAATCACCAATTTCATAATGTGCGATATCATCAACTTTACTATCTAATATTTTTAACTTCGGTAATGGGTAAGGTTCTCTAGTTAGTTGCTCCTTAACGCCGTCAATTTGATTAAGGTAAATATGACAATCTCCCATATTTGCAATTAATTCATCAGGAACCATATTAACTTCTTTTGCGATGATTTCTAAAAGTAGAGCATAACTTGCGATGTTGAATGGGGTGCCCAACGGAACGTCTTGACTTCTAGTATTATACATTAATGAGATTGCTCTATATTTTCCAGGGTTGGTTATTTTCTCTTCTCGTGTTGTTTTTCTGGTGTATAATTGAAATCCATAATGACAAGGAGGAAGTATCATTTGGTCTAATTCTCCAACGTTCCAAGCATTAACCATTAAGCGTCTTGAGTCTGGATTTGTTTTTAGGTCGTTGATTAGGTTTGCGATTTGGTCT